AACAGTGGCACCACCTATAATCCTTTTCACATAAGTGTACAAAGTATCGTCAACAACGGCCACCGAGATCATTTCACCGTCAGTAATCCAATTAGTAAACCCTCTAACATCTTCAGCAGCTAGGGAGTTATACACAGCCATTGAACCATCAGTGTTCACAAAGTAAGCATAATTAGCATCTACCGCCGTTGTTCCCCGTGATGCTGCCATTTCGATAGGGTCATTTATTAGGTCACTAGCCAATACTGAAACGGAGTCAGATACATAAGACTTCCCGGCATCAACAAAGAAGAAATTGCGAACCGCTTTACCTGTGCGCTGAATATAAAGCGTATTCCCATCAATGGTAATTGGGCGCACCTTTTTAGTGCCAAAGTTAGTTTGTGGCGATACGGCGATATTTTCAGGTGTGATTGGTGATGTATTGACCGAGAACTCACCGCCAGAGGTGAAAACCTGCAAAGTGCGGTTACTGAATATCCCGGTGACGGCGTTTACTTGGTCGGTATCAAGGGTTACATCAATGCCTTCGTCATCACGGGCCTTACCTGCACCAAAATCAAAAAACTGATTAACTTTTGAACCCCAGATAGTTGATGGTCTTGCAGTAGTTCCACCAAGCCACAATCTAGCCTCATGGAAAGTAGCAACCTGGGGCCAGCCTCTAGTAGCGGACCACACATCTTCAGCCCTAGATACGCCCGGCGTGGTTTCGGTGACATTTACCTCAAAGGTTGTCGATTGAGGCAATACTGGTACAAACGTCATCAAATCCCAGTCTTTAGCGCTATCGCCTGAAAACGTAACATCAAAAACAAATGTTGACACCGCGCTAACACTAATTGAACCCTCGCCTCCGGTATTAAATAGGTCAGTCAGCGCTATTCGGATATTCTCTTCATTGGTGGCATCATCGCCAGCAAAGGCAACTTGATCACTTAATATGCCCTCTAGGGATATTTTGTATGTGTCGCCCTCGCTGGTGCTGGTAAAAGTGGCCTGCTGCACTTCCGATGTAGGCGTGGGGCTTGAAGCATCATTAAAGTCGAATTGCGGGATATTAGAAAAACTAGCAGTACCTAGCGACCAAGTAGTATCACTTGTTCTAGATAAAATCCTGGGGGCTACAGCGCTATGGAATAACAAGGCAGTGTCTGCGCTTTGGATATAATCTAAATCTTGAACCTGCGACAACGTGTAAGGCGAGACTATGGTTGTTTGAGACACGCCATCTTTAAATACTTCAATTTGTAGATTAGTGAATAGCAGACAGTAGTTAACCTCTGTAGAGAATGAGAAATTGAATAGTCGACCATTCGTATCAGAGGTAATAAATTCGGTTCCATTTCTGCGCCTTACGCCACCCTGGACCAATGTGGTTACATTCTGGCCAGTTCTCATGCCGGCATAATAAGCCTGTAGATCTTTGCGCCCAGCCAGCCTGGGATCTAATTGACCCCGGTTAAACGAGCTTACAGGATTCCAAACCTTCGCCATTAAAAGAAGCTCCCGCCATTACGAACATCGGTAAATGGCTGGTCTAGTATTGGTGTTTGCGGGTACTGCTGAGCATCCGCTGAGAAAGCATCGGCTAAGGCCGCTAGATGCTTCTGTGAGTATAAAGCGTTCTTTTGTGTATCATCAGTCACAGATAGAGCAAACTCGCTAGCGAGCTTATAGGTGAGCGCTAGGACAAAATAAGATGGAAGCTGAGTTGTTGGTGGGCGATAAACATAATCAACCTCGATCTCAGTTTGATTAGAGTAGAGCTTGTCTTCGAATATCTTGTAGCTAGAGCGCGGATCAACGCTTTCAATCTTTAGCGAGTCAGTAGGCAATTGAAAAGCATACTGGTAGCCATTCAGCGGGGTAGAGGATAAGCGGTTAAGCTGTTGCTGCTTAATAGTAAAGCGCCAATAATTGGTGGTCAGCATGGCCTCAAGTATAGGCTCATACAACGCAGCAGCTACGGCAGCTCCAGCACCAGGATCAGTGAAGGAACTAATAGAAGTCGCCCCTATCATTTGTAGCGCATTGCTCGAAATATCAATATCACTAGCCATAGAGGCACCTCTTACAAAAAAGCCCCGGCCCGTAAAGACCGAGGTAACTATGGATCAGTCAGTCAGTGGAACGTTAAGCAAAGGCAACAGACAACGCCAACGTGACAACACCAGAGGAAACGGATACTTGATAAATATCAGTACCGTCACTCTGAGTACACATGATGTAATCGTCAGTTTTTAAGCCTAAGCCACCAGCCGGGTCTGCCGCAGCATCAAAGTAGTTTGCACCACCTACAGTTGCGGTATTGTCGCCAGTGTTATACACAAACACTCTTGAAGCATCAGAGTTAGCTTGTGAGGATAATGGTAAAAATGTACTTGCAGAAAAAGCCATGGTAGACCCCCTTACGCAGTTTCGTCATAAATGATACGGGTGATGCCTTGAGGCTCACGAGCAACAGCACCGGCTTTATACATGCCGTTAGCTAGCCATGAGGTCTTTTGAGCAACCCAATCGATTGTGGTTTTGAGGTCAATACCAATAGCAAGACCGATAGCTGTCTTCTGCCAAGTAAAGGCCTGACGAGCAGCAGCAGCACCGGGCAATCCACCCTCAGTGCGCGATCCAATGACTTTAAATTCAAAGCCCATGAATGTGTTTAGCTCACCATTAACCAAGGCGCGAACAGTATTGAAGTCGGTGCTAGTAACAGTGCTATCTTCCAATAGCTTCTGTAGTGCAGCGGCTCGAACACAAATAAAGCGGCCCTCTGATTCAGCTTCAATATCATCGTGATGCGCCTTAGCGGTGCGGATGGTATCGAGAGTGAAGTTTGTAGCAACGGTGTTACTAAAGCCGGTATCGGCATCGCCATCGTTTGAGGTGGCGTAAGTAATGCCAGCCAAAGTATCGATGATAATCTGATCTTCACGGCGACCGATTGCCTTAGCAATAGCTTTTGCCAGCTCTGACTTTTCATCAAAGTTGACTTCTGCTTGGTCGAAGATGTCAGTGTACTCAGGCGCGTTCCAGTTTTGCATGGTCGCGGTCTGACGAGCGTGGTCGACATCCATCGGTGTTACGTCGGCTTGCGTGGCTTTCTGGTTTGCTAGACCTTTACCCATGCGAGCGAATTGATAGGAAACACCAGTAACATTAGTACGGATTGTGACAGTATCACGCAGCGTCTTCATGCCTTGGTATTCGTGTTTTACTTCGCTGTCAAATTCAATGACAGCACTATTCGTTAGATTCTTGGACATGGTTAGTCCCTCCAGAATGATTTGAACAATTGCTTATCAGTTAGCGCTTGACCAAATTGGGGCGCGTCACTGTAATTAACTTAATAATTATCCGTGACACCGGCCCCTGGAGGTTATCGGTAGGATGTATGTATTATAACCGCATAGCTAGTAGTTGCAAACTGCTTAGGTTCTAACTACATCAATCGTTAAAGTGTCGGCTACAAAATCGATAGTGCTATCGACAGCTCTTACATAAATCGTGAACTTCGATAACGTTTCGGCTTCTGCTGGCGCACGAACAAATACTTCAGAATCTCGGTTCGTAAGGTCAACAATAAAAGAGCCGTTAACCTTGACGAAAGTCCCGTCACCAGGGTCTTTGAATATGCCGAAATCGTACTCCTCAGCAGTACCACCGGAAGCTTTTCTGCCTGATATGACACCGGTATAAATGACAGGGATCGACTTTGTTGAGTCGCTTCTCAGTTCATTATCGTCCGTTAGTGTGTAACGTTCGTTTAATGGGCCTGCGGTTGTTGACCCTGCGATTTTGGTCCAGCCTGTTTCGTACGTCCCAACCACTTCAGCGGTTACAAAAGTCCGGACAATATCAAAAGTGGTGGCTGTTACGTTAGCCATAGTATAAAGCCCGTTATAAGCAACAGTGTCTCCAATGCTAACAGGCGTACCATTTACAAAGCTATGAGCGCCAATGTCGACCGTTGTATTAACACCGCCACCAGGATCAGAGAAGGCGACTATAGACCCATCAAAGCCCTGATAAGTGATAGTAGTTGTAGCGCTTGCGTCTAGTGTAAATACGCCCAGCTTAGTTGAGTCTGTTATTTTTGGGCCTGCTAGCGTAAACGTCCACTTACTATCAGTTTTTTGTATGCCAGACAAAGCGCCACCGCCAGCACCTAGGCCATCTATAAAGCTAGACGTAGCAATACCGGCTCCAGTGGTAATATTGGCGCCAGCAGCATCACCAACTAAGCCAAACTTACCGGCGGCAATTGCTGTTATACCCGCAGCAGTGGCAACAAAGCTGCTCATCGTGGAGCCTGTAATATCCATCCCGTCGTTTTGAAGGGAAAGGATATTAGTCTTGTCTAGTGATAGGCCACCATCAACATCACCCGCAATCTTAATCCCGTTACCAGTGTCAGAGATTGCATCACCAGAAAAGCTCATTCCCTGAATCGTTACGCCGCTAGCAATCTCGATAGCATTGTCGCTAATTGGCGCCGCAGTGGTTCCAAGTATAGCGTCATTAATCCTGAGCGCGCCGGATGTAATATCGCCATTAATAAAGATCCCCTTGCCGGTTAATCCTAGGGGGTTAAAGTTTGCTAAGATCGGGCCAGAATTGGAAGTGCCGGTCATAACAACGCCGTTTGTGGCGTTTAAACAGGTCCAGCTATCTAAAAGAACTGAAGCGTCATTAATCTCTAAAACATTGCCGGCATCAGTAGTTAATAGTCTGGTTATTGAGCAAATAGTGTCGGTATCTTGCGCCCTTATAGCCGCACCAGTTCCGCTATTGTTCACCCTCAAGCCACCATCGCCATAAATTGCAGCAAGTTTATTGCCGCCATTCTTAACAGTTATTGTTGGCTTAGTAGAGTTTGTTGTTATCTGCGACAAAGTTGCAGTGCCGCCTTTTATAATGCTGCCGCCAGGAAGAATGATTACATCGGTTCCAAGATCGACATTTTCAAAATAATAATTGCCTTCGTTTAGCGTGATCTCGTCACCAACTAAAACGCCGTTAGTTAAGACATCGGCCTTATTTGATATGACCGTACTATCAACCGAGCCTGTTAGCTCTGGAGAGATGACGCTACCATCAGTACCGCTAACCTCTAAAATAGCGAACCCATCAGAGCATTGAGCAAGTAACACGTCACCATCTTCTAGCTGGTACTTCTTATCATCAAAATAAGCAGTACCTTTAACTGCCGCCAGATTATCCCCGGTAGAATAAGAGTAAATAGTCGGAGCCTGTGTTGATTGAGGCCCAACTGGTGCAAAGGTTTCTTGTGTAAATGCCATGATCCCTACCTTATTGGTTTATAATTGTTCGCTTCAGGGGGTAAACGGGTGGTAGGGCCACCCGCCCCTGATCCTATCCTACGGTTATAATGTTCTCACCGGGATATGCATCCGCCATCTTCTGGCGCACCATTCTTGCATACTCAGGATCCGAACTCATTCTCCTATTCCCGTGCTCATCTTTGGCAAACTGCAATGCTTGCAGGTCAGCCATACTGGTTTGATTAACGTTATTGCCTTCACTGGGCTGCACTGAGCTATTCTTACTCTTAGCAATCAATGCCTCGATAGCCTGTACACCGGCAGCAGTAGTAGCGGCATCAGATAAGCCATCTACCTGCTCGGCGGTTAGGTTAGCTTTTGCCCAATTAGTAATGTTATTTACTCGCTGTTGAGCATTATCACCAAGCTTGCCCATTTCTTCAGCAACGCGCGCTGTTTCAGATTCTTGAGAGGCTTGTCCGGTTGCGTACTGGTTTTCAACAAACATATTCACCAGCGAGTTTGCGGCCTCCTGATTAATTCCGTTCTCTTTGGCAAATTCGCTAAACGAGGCGATCAACGGATCGTCAGAGCTAAGCTCAACACCGTTAGTAGTGAGGTCATCAGATAGCTTGAACTCATAAGCCTCTGGAGCACCGGTAAAAGCACCAAACTTGCTAGATAGCTGGTTGTAAGACTCTAATACCTGATCATGATTAACGGCCTTTGTTTCGTTATTCCAGAACTTCTCTGGCACGTTATCAGGACGGTTAATAGCATCGGCTACGGCTTGACTGTTATCTTCTGTTTCAACGGCTGCTTCTTCACTCATTATTTTTCTCCACTGGT